GACCTCCACGTCGTCCGAGACTTGGACACACTGACGCAAAAACTTGGCGGGATACCGTCGCTCAAGGGGAATTCCAGGTAGCTCCGGGTTGATCTCTGGGATAACTTCTCGCACAACCTCACTGTCCATCAGAATATATTGCATGATTATCCTCCTCCTCACCAAACGATGTAGACGCAGCCAGAGCCGACGCCCGCACTGTTTCCGACAGTGCCACTGCTCGAAGAAACGCCTCCATCGCCTCCTGCGCCGCCAAGGTAACTGCTGCCACCCTTTTCCGCGGCGGATGTGGAACCAGATGAAGTCCCTGTGTAGGTGCTAGCTCCTGCGCCACCGCCGCCACCTCCTGTCCCGACATTGCTGTCCCCATTACCAGCGCTACCACTGGTCTGCGCCCAGACGAGATTGGGCATCCAACCGCCGCCACCTCCGCCGCCTCCACCACCGCCGGCTGAGGAAGTACCTCCATTGCCTCCGTTTAGACCATTTGGAGTCCCTCCACTGCCACCTGTGCCAGCAGTTTTGCTAGTTGTACCGCCGCCGCCGGTTGCAGATATTAAATCACCACACGACGATGTGCCGCCAGCGCTACCAGACTCGCCTGCCTTACTTGCGCCAGCCCCTTTTTGTCCAACAGTTACAGCGATCCCGTTGTCAATTTGGTCCTGTGTTAGTGTTACGGTGCCTCTATTTACTCCGCCGCCGCCACCACCGCCGCCGCCGGCATATAATAAAGAACCATTAGAGTTACCGCTGCCGCAGCCACCGGCTCCACCACCGCCGCTGCCGTAGCCACCACCGGCTCCACCACCACCGCCGCCGCCCCAATAGTAGGTGCTGCTGCCGATGGTCAAACTGCCTCCAGATCCGGCAGCGCCACCGACACCACCAGCGCCTCCAGCCTTTCCGCCGTAGGGAGAGCCACCTCCACCGCCACCGCCTACAACCACAACACCGATCATGTCACCAGCGACAAGACCGTAATCAGCCGGTTGAAAAATACCACTCTCGGTAAAAAGTACAGCGCCCATAATTGCTACCTCCCTAACTCCCTAAATTAAAGTGGGCTGGAAATACTCGGCATCCCGACGCCATCCCCATAAACAAGCCACTGAATGGACGAGATTTGACCAGGATCGTTGCCAAACCGCATTTTTTCTTCCGATCTACCGCTACCCATCAACATAAAAAAATCGTAGTCCTTGCAGTATGTCGCAGTGAGCCAAGTCCCTGCCTTAGTGCCTGCCCGCATCGGCTTTGTGGTACTGCGCATCAGCTTTTTCGCCCCGGTCCCGTTGACGTTGATCGTGGGGGTAGCGCCACTGTCAACATGGAGCCTGGCGCGGATGGTTGCGCCATCGGACAGTACAAAGCCGCCGTCACCGGCGAGGGTGAACGCAGAAGCCGTTCCAGCGGTCGTGCCATAGGCCGCTATCACATGGTCCATCAACGCCTTGCCTACAAAGGTCCCCTCCTCAGAGACCTTCCCGGGCGTGGGGATGACATCATAGATGTTGGTGGTCCCCTCTACTGGAACAAGCCGGTAGCGATTGGGATACTCAACGTTCCGATCCTTCATCTGTTGCCTCCACTTCATCAGGCTCCTCAGGCGCCTGCGTAGCGTCCTGCTGCCGAGCATCCGCCAGCTTGTCCTCCAGGGTCGCCATATCCTCACCGGTCAGCTGGGCCTTGTCGTACCAGCCCAGCGCGTACTGGCGGACCTTGTAGTCCGGCTCCTGGCCCACCATGCCCATCAGGGTACTCATGACAAAATCTCTCAGATCAAACATATCGTTCCTCCTCAAATTGCTCCGCCGATGGCCACGATGGCGGCGGAGAGTTTATCCACGACCAGGTTTAAGCTCTTGGCATACTCCAGCTGGAGCTTGACTTGCGGCGCGTTGTCGCAGCACATCATCTTGTCTCCCAGGCTGGTGCGCACGGCATCCAACGCCACTTGCGCGGCATCGGACAGTGTCTCATATGTCGGTGTAGCCACCGGATAGTAGACCATCACCGGGGTCCCCGCAGTGGAGCAGTCCTTGCAAAACGCAGCCATCTGCTCGGCGGTCGTAGTCTCGCTGTAAGGCAGGACCTTGTTGCCGATGACCAGGGCATCTGTGCCGCTCCACACTCCGTCGATCTGGTCTCCACTACCTCTACTCGGGAAGTAGTTGCTGAGTGCCCAGTATGTTGCCACACCTGCCTTGATCGACGCCCCGTTGATTTTTGGCGTGATGTATTTGCCGCTAGAAGTCCAAACCCAGGTTGCACTGGTCAGATCTGCGGCTCCCGTGTTGCGCTCCACCACCCATTTCCCGTCCCGGCGGAAAATGCGGTCCATATACGGAGTTTTTGGCGCAGACGCCCCGCTATACACCCGCCGCAATGGGGCCAATGTTTGCCCATCTGTGCCCGTTAACGGGACGCTGTATGTGTGCCCACAAAATGCCTCGAAGGCCGTTTGGACAGATCCGGCCTCGATTTGAGGATAGACAACGACCCCATCTGCCACCGCGCCATCCGCGATGCGAATATTGACCGTCAGCCACGCCCCCTCTGACAACGTAAAGGCCACACCGGTCTGGCTATAGGTGCCATATGTGCTTAGGGCCGTCCCGGCCGCATTGTACACGTTAACGTATAGTCGCACACCTAGATTGGTATAGTCTGCCTGCAGGCCACTGAGTACATAATTGCCTGCGGGGAAATAGAGGGCGCGCGCTGGGGTGCTCCCCATCGGCATAATAAACGCATTACTGCCCGGTCTGCGGCAGGTGCCGGATAGGGTGATCTTCCCATCCGCGATGGTCCAGGAGACGCCAAAGTCCGTCCCGGCCTTGGTGGCCGTCTCTAGCGTCAGCAGGTTCTTTCCTGCTGTCCGCAACCGCAGCGGCCCACTCACGCTCTGCACCGCCACCGGTGCGGAATAGGTCGGGGAGCTGGCCTGCATCGTGTTTCCCAGGATCACCGTACCATCCAGCACAGGCGCGTCATCTGCACAGTCCAGGGCACCCCCGCCAGATGCGTCCAGCTTACCCCGCAGCACCTTCGCGAGGTACCGCTCCCCTCGAGATACCACCGCATCCTCGGTGATTCCCTGAGCGCTCCAAACAGCGTCCAGCATCGCGGAAAATTTTTGGTTAAACGCATCCATAGTGGGACGGTCGTTTTTCGTGAATAACGTGAACATACAAAATCATGCCTCCTCTGTCATATCTCCGTACAGTAGCGCGTACCAAGTGGTCGCGGCCCAGTTTGTCCAGGTAGTTTGCATAGCATCGAGTTCGGCCCAAGTGCGGCCTTGGTCACTCTCACAATCAGGTTTTCGATAGCTGGCACTTGTCAGCACCCCTGCTTCGCTCATGTTCCCGTAGAGCAATGTGTACCAAGTGGCGGTGTTCCAGTCTGCCCACATCGTTTTCATGGCATCCAGTTCAGCCCAAGTGCGCCCCAAGTCGCTCTCGGAAGATGGCAATGGCCGTGCGCCGCTCCGATACCCAAATGATCCCCAGCGAGGGAGCGACTGAATAACACGGGCGATTGTCGCCTCCACATCCACCAGCATCTGCTCCAGATGGTTGGCATCTGCCACAGTGATCTTCCGCAGATTATCTGGCAGTGCCGCCGCAGTGCCAAAGACACGACGTAATGCCTTTGCGTTTCCTAAATAGGCTTGCAGTTTGTCGGCATCTGCCCGGTCATCCTCCTGCCAGACGGTACGCCCAGGAGCAATTTCCACAGCTTTGTAGACATTGGCATATCCAAGATCAGACAGCCGGCCCGCCAGATACTCCATCGCCGTCGTCACCCGGTTGAGATCTGTGTAATTGTACCAGCCTCGCAGTTTGGCACTGTTCCATTCTGCCAATTCCTTTGTCGTAGCAGTTTCTGTTCTGACCTTTTCTGCCAGTTCCCGGGCTCGAGCCAGATCGGCGGTAGTCCGATTCGTAATAAGCGTGCCAATGATACTCATGTGATCGCCTCCACCGCCTCGCCGCTCACTGCAACGGTATTGGACAACTCAATGGTCATTTTCGCCAGGGTCCCGGTCCTCGTTGTCCCCCATGGCGTCGGCTGGGTCACGCAATCTCCCAGCGCTTCTCCATCCCACACAAACGTGGATTTATTGGTACTGCGACGCCGGTAGTAGTCGTACACACGCTGAGCAACCGACTGCCCAATCGCGGGAGACACCAGCGTCGCCCCGGTGATCTCCACAACGTTTGCCTTGTCGTTTGCAGTAACGTCCGGGTTCTTCACAGCATAAACCGTGACCGTGTCGCTGTACTTCTTCCCGTTGATTTCCAGACTGCCGCTACTAGCTGCAGCGTATGTATGAGCCTCTACCCGCACTTCGGTCACGATGGCCGCCGTCTCAACCGACACACCGGTATAGGTCCTATCATCACCGATCTCTTTGGGTAATTTCCCCGGGGCAAACAACCTGATCCCACTCCCGCCGTCTGTAGAGGCACACACCCCCCAAGCAAAGATGACCTGCTGGATCGCCTCCCGCTTGGAGCACTGCCGGATGATACCGGTCAGCATTGTGTCTGCCACAGCGTCCATATCAAGAGCGAAGTCACCTCCCACAATGTCCAGCATCAGGTCTTTGGCCGACCGATCACTGTACACGCCGCCCGCAAACGAGGATTCTCCCAGAACTCCGATTGCATCGTAGCAGTCGATGGAATAGAGACTGGCTGCGTTGCGCACATAGGAATCAACATAGTAAACCCCTACCAACCGATCATTTTGCCAGCACTCCACCGGCTGCTTGAGTTGGAACATAAAGTCCACGTCCTGCTCGCTGTTCAGCACCCATGACATGCTGGATACTGGGACGCTAAGCGCCGCCAGATCCATCTCATTTACCAGATGCACACTGTCCAGCTGATCCATGTAGAATATCCGAGTCAGACCAAAGACGATCTGGTTCAGCCGCGCCCGGCGGTGCGGGAGGGATGTTTGGAGTAGCGTCACCACCACTTTGTCGTAGCTGGAGACCTTATTCTCACAGAAATATGTCGTCCCATCAGGGAAAAAGTCTTTTTCGGACTTGAGTACATCGCCCTGGTACCACTTCACACTGACTCGCCGGCAGTATTCCCCGGTGGCTGTGTCAAAAAGCAGAGTAATACCCAGTGAGGAATACTGATTGCCAAAGGAGAATGTAAGAGTCGGACTGTGTACAAAGGTACAGTATGCTCCGCTCAGCTCCTCCGACCAATAGGCCACCGGGGCTGGGAGCAGGTCAAATGTCCCGTCCAAGAGCCAGCGGTTGCGCTCCAGTGTAGCGTATGCGGGGGTATCATTCTCGAATGGGATACGGCTGGGGGAGGAAAAATCCGTCCCCCCAGTCGCCTCCACCGATGCACTCTCGTCCGCCCCCGGGGCCACATCCTTGTATCGGATATACGATGCGCTCACGGCCTCACCTGCGCTTTCATGGGGACGAAGCTCACAGAAAACTCGCCCCAGTAGTTCACGCCGTTCTCTACCTTCTCGATAGCCTGCTCCGTGTCTCCGTAGTAGGCCTGGAACGAGATGGTGGACTGTCCATCTGCCACCTCCAGATATACTCCGGCTTTGTCCATGGAGTGCTCCACCAAAAAGTCCCACAGGGCATCAAGACCCTGGTAATTATCGCCTCGGCGGAAGAACGTGATCTCACGCCCCAGGAAGGCCCCCAGCGGGTCTAAGATCATGGAGCCATTCAGCACACGCCCGGCGTTCTTCCCGTGGAGGATGTTCAGCTTGCGTTTATACTCTGAGATAGCGACATCGGCATCAAACTCGATGCCGTTTAGTTTGATATAGCTCACTTTCTTACCCCCGCAAAGCTGACGCCGATTCGGCTGCTCTCCCTATTGTTGTACTTGTACACCAGCCGCCCGAACTCCTCCCCGTTGATGACCATCGTGGCCTCATTGGAGCCTCCGTATCCCATCTCGCCCAACGCCTGCTTAAATGCCTGCACCATTGTTGCAAGGGGTGTTTCGATGTTCGTGCCGCTCTTCTGGTCGCCTAGGACGGCCAGGAACTCTCGGTTGGGCGGGATGACGGCGCCCTGGGCAAGGCGTGGGATGCTAATTTCAGAAAATTCCGGGATGCTGATTCCAAAGGATTTCCCTCCGACAACAGGAACCCAGTCAGGGATGTCAAAGCTGATTGTGTTTAACTTGGAGATGAGGAAATTGACCCCGCGAATTATGATATTGATGGCCCCTTCCAGGAGAGCCACAATGGTGTTCCAGACTCCCTTGAAGATGTCCTTGATTCCTTCCCAAGCAAGGTCCCAATTCCCCGTGAAAACGCCGGTCAGAAACTTTGTCAAGCCCTCAAAAATTTTCTTCACGCCGTCAATAGCGCCGGTCGCCGCTTCGATTACACCGCCGAAAAATCCGGTCACAAGGCCCTTCGCAAAATTGATGATGCCACTGAACTTCCCGCCGGTCTTTTCGTCCAGCCAATCCAGGAAAGAGAGGATGGAGTCACGAATGCCGGACAAAACTGCACCCACGATCTCGCCCAGACCATCGAAGATCTGTCCGATGCCGTCAAGGGCCAGTCCGATGTCCCCAGAGAACACGCCCTTGATGAATTTCAAGAATCCCTCGCAGACATCCTGGACGCCCTGAATCAATTCCTCCCCATGCCCAGTGGCAACTGTAAGCGCCAGGAGCAGCGCTGCAATCGCAGCGATCAACAGCGGGATAAAGGATCCGGTCAGAACCGCTATGCCGAGTCCGGTCATCAAAAGTCCTGCAACAGCCAGCAGTGTATTTTGCAGATTCCATCCATTTTCTGCCGCATCGTGAAACGCTGTCACCAGCATGGTCAACCCGCCCACGATGGCACCGATGCCGGCGGTAAACGGTCCGAACAATACGTATAGAGCCATGATCACGCCCGTCAGCCCCACCGCGATTTTTTGGATGTTGTCCCAGCTCACGCCGTTCTCCCATGCGTCCCACACGCCCTTTAAGAACTCGATCGTGCCAATGACTAGGAGAAGCGCGGCGGCAAATTTATCTAGGCCTCCGCCCAGCATGGAGGAGATTTTCCAGGCCGCAAGGGCAGCCCCGATCAGTTCCACGATGCCCAGTATCCTGTTTAGGTCTTGCTCTGTGCTGGTACTGTCAAAATCAAAAGTGGGCGCGCTACTTGTGTCAGATACTCCGCCACCAGCCTCGGTGCCGGTGTCCCCAGACAACTTGTTTATCTCATCAAACCCGGCCAACTCTCGCCCTGCCTCCTCTGCAGCACTGCCCGTACTCTCCAAGGCATCCGTCTGTTCATAGAGCGCCTTTGCGGCATCCTTGGTCTGGCTCAGGCTTTTGCCAGACAGTAGCGCGAAGAAACTCGCCAGTGCTGTGACAACCCGTGTGATCAGGTTGACCAAAGCGGTAAACACCGGGATGACCACAGAGACTAACGGCTGCACCATTGTCAAAAGGGCTCCCCTCAGTCTGGCCATAGCGGCAGATGCCTCGTCATTTGTCTGGAGGACCTTCCCCATCCAAGTTCGCACGGACCGGAGGGCAGTTGTCAGCATCGAGAACACAAACATCTGAGGGACCAGTCTTGAGATGCGACTAGATAGTTTTTCCAGTTGCTTGGTGACGCTCCCCATGAACTGCGAGGACCGTTTTTCGGTATCGGCTCTTCTTTCTAGTTCTTCGGTGATCTCCCTGGCTATCGTCTTTTGTTCCTTCAACTCGCTGTTCTGGCGTTCTAACTCAGCAACAAGGTCGGCATCCTTCATGGATAGCCGCGCTGCCTCCTTTTCTTTCTGCCGCAAAATCGCTTCCTGCTCTGTCAGTTCATTTTGGAGATCTTCCGCCACGGACTTCTGCTTGGTCAACTCGGCGGTCTGGCGTTCCAGCTCAAATCGAATTTCCTGCTCTTTTTCCTGTAGTTCCTGCGCAACGGCCTCCTTTTGCCTTAATATCTCTGTCTGATCGGCGATTTTTTGCTTGATCTCCCCCTGCATAGCCTGCGCTGCGTAGTAATCATAATGCGCGGGTGAGGAGCTGGGCGGTTCCGGCCCGGATGTAATTGCCACCTTCTCAGTCAGTTCCTTCTTCAACTGCTCTACGTTGCGGAGGGCTTCGATAGCCTCCTTGTTGGCCTCTTGGAGTTGTTCCGCGATCCGATTGCGCTCCGCCCCCTTCTCGGCGATTTTCTTCTCTAGGCCCTCAACTTGGTTCTTCTCTAGGCACCTCTGGAGCTGTTCCACTTTTTCCCGGGCTTCTTCGGCCTCTAGTCCAGCATCTTCCAGCCGCTCCGCAATCTGGTTGCGCTCCGCTTCCTTCCCGGAAATTTTCTTCTCCAGAGCCTCCACTTTTCTCGTTGCTCTGGATAGTTCCGTTTCCAGTTGCTTGGTGACGCTCCCCATGAACTGCGAGGACCGTTTTTCGGCGCCAGCTCTTCTTTCTAGTTCTTCGGTGATCTCCCCGGCTATCGTCTTTTGTTCCGTCAACTCGCTGTTCTGGCGTTCTAACTCAGCAACAAGGTCATCATCCTTCGTGGATAGCCGCGCTGCCTCCGTTTCTTTCTGCCGCAAAATTGCTTCCTGCTCTGCCAGTTCATTTTGGAGATCTTCCACCACGGACTTATGCTTGGTCAACTCAGCGGTCTGGCGTTCCAGCTCAAATCGAATTTCCTGCTCTTTTCCCTGTAGCTCCTGCGCAATGACCTCCTTTTCCTTTAACTTCTCCTCCTGATCGGCGATTTCTTTTGTGATGTCTCTTTGCGCTTCCAATGCCTCACGGTAGCCATAGTATTGCTGCGATCCTCTGGGCGGTTCTCCCGCAGATGTGATAGCTACCCTTTTGGCCAGTTCTTTTTTTAGCCGAATTACGTTTTCGTAGGTTTCAACAGCTTCATCCTTGGCCTTTTTCAGCTGATCTGCTATCTGGTTGTGCTCCGCTTCCTTCCCGGAAATTTTCTTCTCTAGAGCCTCCACCAGATTGACAGATGAATCAGTCCCAGTAGTCACGGTCTGGCTTTCTACTAGGCATTTCTGGAGTCGTTCCACATTCGTGCGGGCTTTTTCTGCTGCATCGTTAATCTCGCTCAGCTGTTCTGCCATCTGGTTGTGCGCTGATTCTTTCCCGGCGATTTTCTTCTCCAGAGCTTCCACTTTTTTGGTCGCTTTGGAAAGTTCCTTTTCCAACTGTTTATTATCCAGCGCAGTGGAAAAGGTAAGCGATCCATCCGGCATTTCTATCACCTCCCGGTATTTGTCCACAGATCCAGCACATCATGTTCTGCCTGCGTGTAGGTGGTTTTAATATCTACCAAATAGTGGTGTTTGGTGTACCACTCTCGATCCTCTTTGGTCATGGGCTTTCCGGTTGCCCGCAAATTTCGAATGCGGACGATCTGTGCGAAGGTACAGTCTCCGATCTCCATATAGGCAGCCAAGAAGGTCCACCAGTGAAGATATTCCAGTGCCCGCACCTCACCACCTACTACCCGATTGATCGGAGCGATGATGTACTGCACATCTTGTTCCCAGGACATAAGCTGAGGACCTTTTTTCTCTACATCCTCAGTACCACCATTAATAAACCAGAAGCACTTTCTCAGCGCCTCCTTATGGTGTTGTCTGGGTATATCCTCAATGTCAGTGTAAAAGATGTCCAGGGCAACGATAGCCTTATCCCTCATATCCAGCTCTGCGTCCTCGATTGCAGAGCAGATGTCAAGGATAGCCCGGAAGTCGCTCCGAATCTCGTATTCAATTCCTCCAACCTCCATAGTGGTGGGCAGCTGATAATTCATGTGCGGCCTCCCGTTCTGCTGGGCGGCGGGGAACGATGCCCCCGCCGCCGGTGCACTCAGTTGTGGTATTTCTTGGTGTACTTGCTGTACTTGGCAGTATACTCTTTGATGCGAGCATCTCGGGCAGCGATGTTGGCATTGATAGTGTCGTCCATCTCGTCCAGCAGAGAGAAGAGGAAGTTCTCCACCACTGTCATGCCGTCAGAAAGGGCGGTCATCCGGGTCTTAAACACGTCATCAGAGAATCCGTCACCAAAGAGGAAGTCCACAGCCTCCCGCATGGCCCGGTCCTTTCCCCGAGAGATGTCGAATCTGTTTGCCGCATCCTCCGTCTCAGCGTACCGCTTATCGTAATCCTGCTGAATCTGCTCCAACTTGGCGGCCAGCCCGTACAGATCCTCGGCAAAGCCCTCATCTGCCGGGTTGAAATTGACGCTGCGCCCAGTGTCCACGCCAAACTCATCTGTAATCTCCAGGATCTTAACGCCGCCAGAGACGACCAATGTGCGATTGTCCATCGGTCAGTCCCCCTTACGCCGCGCTCTTCGTGAACTTCACGCTACCGCTGGTGATCGCGGCGGTGCCCACCTCGCGGGTGCCTCCGAACGTCACGTCGATGGGCATCCCCAGATTGTTGCTACCGCCCAGACTGGAGGGCTTGACCATGCTGGTGGGGTAGCGCTCGGCAAACACAGCGGTATTGGCCGTACCGGCGTACAAATGGACCACCAACAGATCCATGTTGCACAGGGCGGTGGCATCATGATTTTTGATGGCCGTGGTCCAGATCGCGTTCTGGGCTGTGTCGCCACTGTCCAGCTCGCAGGGGTCGAACGTCTGCGTGATGGTGGGGTTCTTGGCAGTGGTGTAGGTGTTCCCGAAGATATCAGTCTTCGTCTCCTCTCCCCAGTCAAATTCCATAGAACTGTCCTCCACACGCTTTCCGATGGAAGACCACACAGGGGCGGTGCTGGTCCCGGTGTTGAGATACAGAATCAGCATCTTGCGGGCTACGACCTGTCCCGCGACAGTATTAAAATTCATGTCAGCCATGGGTTTTTCACCTCAAATTTCTTAGTATATTGGACGGACAACTGCACCATATAGGTGGCTGTGCCCTCCTCGTCGGCGGCGTACAGGACGCCGTTCTGGGCCATAATGCGCTCCTGGTTCGGAATATCCCCAAAGACGGGGGCGGCTCCGGTGGCAGACTGCTCCTGGACCCATGTCTGGAAGTCCATGACCCAGTCGGCGTTGATGGTGGCCCCTACATCGTCACCAGGAGTCTTTGGCAGCACGTAGTACAGGCCAAAATTGTACTGGTTTACTACAGTAACGTTGCCGCAGATGTCAGAGGTGCGGCTGACCTCTACCAGACCTGAGGGGAAGATACCTCCGTTGGATGGTATCTGGTCGGTATAGTCAACCTGAAATTGGTGGAGAAGGTCAGCGCCAGGGAACCGCCCGACAAACTCGCGAATCTGTTCTAATGCGGTCATTTCCGCCGCCTCCTATTCACATACTCCTGCACCTCAGCAGCGATCTGCGTCCCTTCGGCCGCCATCATACGGCGATCCCAGTAGGGGCCGGCCTGTGAGTTCTTTGTCAGGTCATATTGTAAATCCCGGTTGGTGGCCCGCAGGACCGCCCCTTCTGGGTAGCGATATCCAACGCCGGGGATACAAGCCGGCCCCTTCCCGGTTTTGGCATTCACCATGACCTTGCCGTAATACTGCATCCTGGCGTATGGGGCAAGCACCTCAATCTCCGTGGAGCTCTTGATGTACTTGAGTTTGGTTGCCAACGCCCCTGACCGGAACGGCATATACCGAGTGATTCGGCGGTTCACGGTGTTGGTCACAAACCGCTGCACGTCCCCGGTCTGGTTCACGCCCAATCTGGTCATAATGGTGTTGACGGGCCTCATCTGAACTGTGATTCTTGTGCTCATCCGCCCGCCTCCGTATGCACGAGGAGACCGCGCCAGTACTTCGGATCCACATACTTGACCACGGCCAGCCCGGCGACCTTAGACGGCACAAACGCCGCCCACTCTTCCCGGGTAGTGATCTCCGGGCCTGTCCCAGAGAGGACCTTGTCTCCCACTGCCACCGGGACGCTGTCACCGGGTATGACCAGCAAAAAGCTATTCGCCTCGCTGCTTCCGGTCTTGTCCACGTTCTGGGTCTTCTTGTAGTCCAGGAAGGCCCCCGCCTCAATGACGGTTCGGATGTACTTCGTGCCTCCGTCCCAGTGATAGATGGTCACAGTCTGATCACACAGGCGGTAATCCACCGGGCAAATACAGCGCTTGATGTTCAGCACGGCCCACACCCCCGATAGATATCCAGATATAAGCTGGCACAGCTGTACAGCTCCGCCGCTTGGCCTTTGGCGCTGATGTCAACGGCTTGTCCTGCGGTGCTACCATAGGACACTGACACGGATCCGATGGCTGTAGACTGCACCACACCACCCTCTCCGTTGGCGATCAGGTCAAAACTGAGCAGCGCCTCCGCCATTGCACAGATAGCCATGCTTTCGCCCTCGTAAGACGAGGCTACCACGGTGTAGAGACGCTTGTACCGGGCCAACTGAGCGGCCGCACGGCGCTCATATCCGGGCCATTCCTCTTCGGGGACGGAGCCGCCCAGATAAGTATTTTCATAGAATGCGTAACTCACCATAGGCGACTCCTTTCCGATCAGGCCTCGGGTACTTCATCCCCGGCGTGTTTCTCTTTGATGTGCTTGGCCAGGGCTTCGGCGGTCTTGTATTCCTTGCCGCACCGAGGGCAGGGATGCCGCTCAACCGGGTTCTCCTGGAAGATCAGGCCAATCGTTTTCCCCATATTGGATCCCTCCAATTACGCCTTGTGGTGCAGGTAGATGCCCGCCGCCTTGTTGTCGTAGGCGTCAGCGATGCCCACAAGGCGATAGCCGAACTTATAGGCATCTGCATCCTGGTTGGCCTCGGGCGTGATGATCTTGGGGGCCACGTGCTTAGAAAACTGGATCAGCGCCGGCTTGTGGATGATCATAAAGTTGATATCTTTGCCAGCTGTCGCCTTGGCGTAACCGCCGGCAGCCTCGTCACCCGTACCGCTCTTCTGGGTGATGGCGGTATAGAACCGGGTCTGAGGGACCATGGTGATGTCGGCAAAGCGCTCCAGCACCTCCCGGCTCTTGGTGGTATCCATGTCCTGGATCATGCCGCGGAGGGTGGGGGTGATGTACAGGTGACGATCCTCCATGGGCACCTCGTCCTCGTCCATCTTGTTGGTGGCAGCCCGCAGAGCAGCTACGACGGCCGCGCCATCAGCCAGCGTAGCACCGGCGGCCACCTTGGAGATACCGTTCACGCCGCAGTAGGAGGCGAACCGGAAGGCATCCAACTCAGGAATCACCTTAGTCCGGATGAACTCGCCAGCCAGACGGCCGAAGGCAATGCCGGCAGTCTCCAGGTCGTCCATAGTGTCCACAGTGAACATTCGGCCACGGTCGAAGTTGCACTTGACGCTCTCGTTGGTCAAGGTCACGTCACCGCTGACGTATCCGCTGTTACGGGAGTAGTTGCCCAGGCCCTGCATATCCAGCTTGGGGATGATAAGCTCATTGGCGTTGGCACCCTCGCGCACCAGGTCGGGGTTTCCATCCAGCTTGGCAGTCAGAGAGGCCGTCTTATACACCTCGTCCAGGATGGGGACGAACTGCTGGGCCAGAGTGATGTTGTTAGGCATATGGTTTCATGTCCTTTCTTATTTGGTGTTCAGTCCGGCTGCGGATCGGATCGCATCCAGCCCGGTCATTCCAGTGCCGGTGCCGCCCGTACCAGTGCCGGGGGAATAGGGAGGAGGGGTCTGCTCGGTGTCAAACAGGTAGCCGCTGTCCTTCTTCAGCGCCTCCAGCGCAACTTTGATGTCGTCGGTCTGGTTCTTGCTCGCTTTCAGGGCATCCACATCCAGCAGCGCGGTGATGGCCTTGGCATTGCGGCCCTTGGCGGCTGTAATGGACTCCTTCAGCACGCCCTCAAAGGCCAGGTCGGCCAGCTTGCCCTGATACTCCGCCTCCTTGGCCGTCAGGTCGCCTTGCAGCTTGCTGATCTGCCCCTGGAGGTCCTTCACGTCCACACCCTCAAAGGCTTTCAGGCCGTCTTTGGCAGTCTGGAGTTGCTCTTTGATGGAGTCGTAGTCGGCAAAGGGCTTCTTGGCATCTTCGATGTCCCGGCCGTTCTCGGCCATGATGGCGTCGATGATCTCCTTTGTCAGGGTCTGATCGCCGGCCCTGAAGTTCTGCAAAAATTCACGTTTCATGGTCTATCCCTTCCTTTCCGCTACGCTTTGGTGACGGGGGTGGCATCCCCTGCGGCTGGCCCGTTTTACGCCCGGCCAGGGCAAAAATGGTATGAAAACAGGCGCTTACCTGCAATCAACAAAAAAGGAGCCAACAGGATCACTCCTGTCAGCTCCACTCAGCTCTTCCCGCCCACCACTTAGGGCGAGGTGAAATATCAAGTTTTGACCGGCTCCCGCCGGATACGGACCACTTTCACCTTGCCGCCAGGCATAGGGATCAACTCCACCCGGTCATCTTTGGCAAGAATGGACTCAATGGTCTTGATTACCTGCTCATTCATTGCACATATAGATTTCGTCATAGACAGCCTGCGCCTCATGTCCAAAATCGGTCATATTGTCGTTTTCGTCCAGGCCCTCCATAATGATAAAGTCATCCAATGCCATCAACGCATCATCCAGAATTTCATACTCAAAAAATGCAGGAAAATTCTTATTCAAGAAATCTCTAGATGTCTGGCTCATGTTAAACATTAGCTTTCCTTCTTTCTCGGGTTTGTCTGTATGAGCATTCCTGTGTCTGGATTAAACGCAACAGCACAATTTTTACCCACCATTTTTACGCTTCTTTGGCCTGTTTTTCTAACTAAAATTCTACCCTTTTTTTCTGGGTTGAACAGAGCGTCTTTGATATCATCGATTTCAACACCAGAACGCCGTATTATACGAAGATCGTTTTTTAGCTTCTCGGGGTCGGCAGAAGTTCCTATCACACGCTGCATGAAATGCGGCACCTGACCGGTTATAACTGTTCCATCTGCCGCCGTCTTCCCAACAATTTCAGTCTGTATTCTTTGATAAAGCGACTTGTAATTTTCAAATCCAGACAACGGGGAAATCCATCCTGTCTCGACATCCTTTGCATACTGCTTTAGAAGCGCATACTCAGGAGAATTATTATACTTTCCCTCGTAGTATTTGGCAAGAGTATTCAATTCAGTATCCTGTGCGCCAATGGATTTTAGCCATTCAGCATGGTTAGCTTCTGTGTCCTTCACCGCCCTTGCCGCCTGCACCGGCCCAAACCCTGTCACCTCGGCCCTCTCTTGCTGCGTCCGAAGCCCTGCGGCATCGGAGAACCGGGTGTATTCCTGCTCCAGCCTCCGGTACTTAATCTGGTCGGTGAGCAGCTTGTCCTTGTCCTCTGTGGCCTCGTCCACCAGGATGCGCTGCTTCTGCTTCCGGATGGTCCGTTCCAGCTTCCGCTGCATCTGGGTGGCCTGATAGGTAGTGTAATGCACCCCGTCTACCGTCACACCTGTCTCGTTGTCCCGCCGCATCTGCTCCAGTTCTTCCGGGGTGTACTGAGGCTGGCTGACACCCAGCACGATGGGGAAGGCAGCGTGTCCGCAGTTCAGCGTACCGATACGGCGCACCAGAGAGTTGTTCAGTGCTTGATAATCGGCGTCACTGTACTGCTTGCCCTGGATGGGTTCATGATCCGGTGCGCTGGCGGCATGAGCAGAGATTTCCCAGCCGTCTGCCCCCATCTCGTCGTGGTTGTGCTGGCTGATCTGCTCCTGCATCAGGCCCAGGCCGCCCATGATATTGCGCCGCACAGCGGCTTCCAGGGAGGTATGCACCCCACTCTCATAGTCGATCACCCGGACGCCTTTCTCTGCCAGGTTCTTCGTGGCCCGGCGGATGGCGGTGTTGTAGTCCGCCGCGCCGGTGGAAACCTGCTTGAAGGCGAAGTCTGTACAGGCCCTGTATGCGTCCTGGAGCGGCAGGGCGTGCCCGTAGGGGTCCACCATGCCAAGGGTCTGGGTCAGGTTGGTAAAGTCCGCCTGGGCCAGTTCCACTGCCGCCTGGACGATCTGCTGGAGCGTCTCGTTCTGATGGAATGGAACCGCTTGAACGTAGGGGAGGTGCTTGATGTCGAAATCATATCCCACTTCCGCCGCTTGAGTGAGCAGCTGCCGCAGTTCTCGGTTGGACACCTTCAGCAGCTTTTTCAGCTGCTTTTTAATCTCCCGCTGGGATAAACCCAACTGCTGCGCCCTCCACATCTGATAGGCTGCTGTGCTGGTCAGCTGGCCAGCCTCAGCAATGCGTCGAGCGATGTCCTCGATGAGATAGTCGTTGATGGGGTCGGTGATCTGCCCGGCGTAGTCCCGCAGTGCGGCAATCTGCTGCGCGGTGAGCATTACTCACCCTCCGTGAGAGCCTCAGCCGCTGGCATATACTTGTCACGGATGGTCTGCAAGTCCGCCTCTGTCTCTGTCGGCATATTGAACCGCCAGCCCAGGGCGATCTCCGGCTTGATCAGACCACTGGCCACCATATCTTTGTAGTCTGCCCACGTCTTGTCCTCATCGTACAAAATGCCGTTGCCCCAGTCGACGGAGACCGCATCTGGATCCACCTTGTGGGCGCCCGGGATCTTGTACAGCTGTCCCAGCTGGCCGCAGAGTGTGACCGCCGACTTGACCGCTGACTCCCACATCTGCTGAAAGTCGATGATGGACAGGTTATAGTCTCCTGCGCTGGAGGTGATCTCGGTGGCCGGGCGCTCGGCCGCCT